CCTCATACCTCCATCCCGCGCTTGCATCCATCCAATTTGATATGCTCGCGGCTTTGATTTTATGTTCTCGCACATAGGCGGTTTTTTTTTACTTTCAATCACCATAGAAGTCTTTAAATTTCTGTTCGACTTCTTTGCGATATGCTGGCGATTCCTGGTACTTAGGATCACCAAGTAATTCATTAAGTGATTCCTTGGTTATTCCAGGCTCCCTTACTTCATTTCCTTTCGGCATCCTACCTTCACCACTCTTAGCTACTAAAGTTTCCAGTACCTCCACACCACTGGCCGAAGTTGCTAGAGCTTTAAATCCTTCAAATTGGTCTTTATTCAAATTAGCTTTACCCCAATCACCAAGATCACGTAGCCTGGCTTGGGCATTTGTTCCTAGTGCCTGGATCTCATTCTCCCTATATCCATCAGTGTCCCCTATTTCTTGCTTGATCCAACCATGCAGCAGCTCGGAAAATGTTTCTTGACTCATGTTCGATTGCTTGGCAGCTTCTTGAAACCAGGTCATTCTTGGATCTTCAAGATCGAACTGTCCTTCAACTCCTTCCGGTAGCGATAGTTCATACTTGTCCGGTGATCCAGTGAATCCACCAAATTTCTTTTCTAGTTCACTGTAAGCTTTCGCCTGGTCCTCTACTGATTTATATTTATCTTTCAACCATTCAGGCTTTTCACCTTCCGCTGCAGCTTCAACTGGAGTTTCCTCGACAGCCGTTTCTTCTGCTGCTGTTTCTTCTACTGGTGTTTCTTCAATCAAAGTTTCTTCTTCACTCATTGTGCTCTCCTAAATTATTTTTTTTTCTTGTTGCCAGCCAAAGCCAATTGTTCCTCAATCTGTCGAACAATCATGTTTTGACCTTCTCTTATCCCGGCACCGAACTGTGACGAGTTTGCGTTCAACACTGGCCGATCAAGCGTAATTGCTCGCAACCGGTCAAGCACATATTTACCTGCATCAGTGCTAAAACATTCGTTAAACTGTCCCGCTATTTCACGCGACTTTGCTTCATTCTTCTTTTGTGCTTTCTTAATGGCTGGACCATTAAGATCAAGCGACTCCCAACTGCTGTCCACCTGTATCTGTCTCCTGTGCTTGTGCTTGTTCTTGCATAACTTGAGCTGCTTGTTCCTGCAACTCATTTCTCTCCTCTTCAGATCTTAATAATTCTTGGTCTAGTCCAAGCTTCTGGCCGATCCAAGATGGTAGATCTTCAACCTTAGTTCCCAAACCAAATATTTCTGGTCCTAAACCGATTGTCATTTGCATAAATTGTTGAATCGCTAGTAGATCTTCTTGATCCTGCGCTCTGGCTAATGGTGAAGTATGTTTGATAGTAACTTCTCTACCATCAACTTTGAAATCTCCGATCTTGCCGTTCTTCTTCAGAATATAAACTGCCCTTTTAATGATCTTTTCTAGGAACTCAGTCTGTAACCTGGAGAAAGCTGATCCTGCATCCATCACTAATTCTTGACCGCGCATTGACATTTCGGTAGCGGTCTTAGTGGGCGAGTCCATACCCCCATAAGGTTCCGCAAACAAACACTTGTTGATGCTTTCCCGGAGATCCTCGATAACCAAATCTGAAACATTAAAGTCACCAGCTCGATCAAGTGGGCGCAGTGTTGGATTTGTATTATCATTAGAACCAACCGGAATTGCCGTACCTGGTTCCAGCGTAATGTTGTAGGGATTGATCACCCCATCATCTGTAACCGTATAGATCCCTGAAATCGCTAGTGCTGCGTTGCGAAGGGTGAACTCACTAACCTTATTGACGGTTTTTATCGCTGGCAATATCTGCATCACTCTACCTCTACCAAGGATTTCACCTGGTACAACCATCTCGCGGAATACGATCCAAGGAGATACTTCATAAAAACGGACAAATACGAGCTTCTTTTGTTCTCTTTCGATCACGCATTGATAGTAAGCGTTCTCTTTTGGAGCGAATATAGTACCTTCAATCAGAGTTATCTTCTTATCTGGGTTGTCAGTGACTTTGTTTTTTGTTTGTTCTGATAATTCAGCACCCGGCCAGATCCGGTCAATATGCCTGGCGGGAACACTATGAGATCTCCAGACCGTTTCAATCGTTCCGCGTGGGCCTTCTTCTGGATATAGATCAGCAAGTGGAACTGCGGTGAAGTGTAATAATGAATCACCACCTGGTTCTGCTTCTTCGAGCATCAGAGCTCCGGTTGAAACACTCAGATCCAATAAAGCTTCATTAGCTTGGGTGGCAAAGTTTGAATGATTGATGTGATCAAACAGAATACCAGTGGCTTCATCGAGATATTCTTGGACCTCATCCTCCTCTTCATAGATCTCGGAGCCTGTAACCAGTTTGGACCATTGTCTCCAGGGTGGTATCAAAGTAGCCTGGACTCTGGAGGCGAACTTCTGTACTCCAACCACTGCGGTGGAATCGTAGATGTCCACGTTCTTTTTTTGTCCTGGTGTATGTAAGGAGAAATTCTCTCGCTGTGGCAAGGCCATCTCGTAACATTCTTTTAAATGAGTAATCCAAGGTTGTTTGCGAGCGACTGCGGCATCATACCTAACAATTAATTCTTCTACCGTTCCTAATTCTTTAGGAATAACAAATTTACTCATACACTAGCCCCCTAGAGTGTCTGTAATACCTCTTTCATCATACGAAATTAACGATGCTCGGCCATACTTACTGCGTCTCATAGCATTTTTTTTAGCTTTAATTTCATCGCTAAGTCTTACATCTTCCTTTTCCTGACGTATTTCAGCTTTAGTTTTTTCTGGTGGTGGTGGAGGTGATCTGCGCCCCATATCTTGGCTCCTTTATCAAGTATTTAAAAAGTTGATACGGTCTATATATCCACCAGGTTTTAATTCCTCCAATCCCCAGAAGTCCTTTCATTTGCTCAACACAAGTGAAAAGAGTGGGCCAAGGATTTCTGATCCTGGAATGATCTTGCCGCACATTAACGTGAATTATAACACTACAATTAGTATCATTGACAACATTTTGTATCTTATCTTTTGGACCAAAGGGTAATATTTCGATAGTTGTAGCTCCTAGACGTGGATTAAATGCGATCCAATTGAAGCCATCCCAACGGACCGCCCACACATGACGAAAACCTGGTTGTAAGAGATCTGCGAGTAACCAAGGCATATCACCATGCTCGAAGATCACATACCAATCGGTGTATTCGTAATACCAATCATCCAGAAATGAGACTTCTTTCAACCAACTCAAAAAACACTCCAGTCCTGTTTCAATACCGCAGGACCGGTAACTCCTTCATGCTTCTTGTCGATCCAGGCAACTGCGAAATAGCGGAAAGCGTCGGCACCATGAGAGCTCCAATCGTGCAGCGGGCGGTCCTTGTAAACTCTTTTATCTTCATCATATTCGCAACGGTAATAACTCAGAGCTCTTAAACCATCAGCACAACGATCATCATCGAAATAACATCTGGGTAGGATCCTGCGGGCCGCTTCAATACCATCCATGATTGGAAGATTAGGGACCACACGAAAGACAATCCCCATCTGCCTGGCTTGATCCTTGCGAGACTTGCCAGTGGTCAGCTCTCGAACTTTAATATCATGCGGTGCCCAATGATCGCCGTAGGTGATTGAATGAGTATCTCGAAAATCATGCAGCCAGTTGATGTAGTGCTGTAAGCCTTCACCAGAGTTTTCATAATAACCAACGATCCGCAGCTCCATGCCAGCTCTCTGTATCAGCCATATCGAGGTTGCGTCCGCAATCCCGAGATCCCAGAATGAATTGACAGGCAACACTGGATCGATCGGAACCTTGGTGATCCTGTTATCTTCTCGAGCAGCTTCGATCTGCCTGGCATAGTAAGCACCTTTCTGATTCTCAAGTGGTTCACCGAGCCAAATATGTTTGTATAGAGCTTTATCAAGTTTCTTCAGGTGCAGCCGTTCCTTCTCCAGCTCTGGTGGAAAAAATGGATTATCTGAATAATTTACTTTACACACATAGGAATTGGGTGGTGGATTGACCACGAATCGTTGATAGGTAGGATCCAATAGATCTTGAGCATTGAATGAAATCCAGATCTGGCTGCCTGGTGCCCTTATAGTTGGAATGAG